AGATGTCAGAAAGTGAGATGTCAGATTTTGGGCACTAATAAATATTAACTAACAACAAGTATTAAATAACAATAAATATTAACTAACAACAAGTCCTACTTCTCTAAATAAATAAAAGAGAGAAATTTAAAATTTAGGACTTTGCAAAAATGGGAAGGAGAAGAAATGGAGAATTTAAGTATCGGCATCAAAATTTCTAATGTTGAGAAATTGGTAGAAGCTAGCCAAGAAGTAGCTAAAAAAGCCGAAGAATTGCAAGAAGCAATTAAACGGCTCAACGAGGTCAAGTTGAAATTAGAAACCGAGTTTCTTCATGATTAGGATTTGAGCTGCAGCAGACATCATTTCTTTCCAAGTATCGAATTTTGTTTGTTCAGAAACAAAGACATCAAGGATTGATTCATCTGCTTTTTCAAATTCCTCTGCATTAGATATTTTTTCTGGGCTTGATAGCAAAAATTCATCAATTGTTGAAAAATTTGTGTGTTCAATCATGAATTCATCAGAGAAAACTTCTGTGAAAGAATATTCGTGTGTACCAGCAACAGATTGAGCATTCTCTGAAAGTTGATCAAGACGGTTAGAAAAATCATCCAGTCCGTTGATTTCGAAAGTCATATTGTTAACCTCCTTTCTGTTTAGATTTTGACTAAAACGGGAGAGGTCTTAGTCAAGGATGATTATAGCATAATCTAAATTAAATAACAATATGTAGTGTTTTTATATGTTTGAAACACAATATATTGGGAAAGGAGCAATGTGTGTGGAAGAAGTTTAAGCATTTGTTGATTGAAAAAGAAATGACACAGAAGGAATTAGCTGAAAAAGCTGGTATCAGTCCAAATACAATTAGCAATATCAAAACTGAGCGTATTTCTTTTAAGAATATGTGCAAAATCGCTGATGCACTGGAAGTCAAAATAGACGAACTAAGGTAACACAAAAAAAGCACCTGACGGCAATCAGGCGCATACTAAAATAACTAACTAAATTATAACACGAAAGAGAGGAAATTGCCAATGGCTTTGGAATTGTTTGGAGAAGATTTTAAAAACGAACTGTTGGAAGAGCTTGTCCAGTTGAATGTGAAAGCTATGACTGAAGCTAAAATGCGAGTGGCAAGAGGAACGAACTGGGCTTCGATTAAAGATGTTCAGGAAAAGACGGGCTGGGGGCGCAAGAAAATCGAAGATTTCAGAGACGCAGGGAAATTCCGCTACCAGCAAAATGCTAAAGGCGGTAAGTATTTATATGACTTGAACGACGTACTACGGTTTCAAAGTCAGTTAGCGAAATAAAGGAGAGAGAAGAAATGTTTGAACCACCATTAATTAGTCAGCTTTTAGGAACCGGCGTAGTGATTTTGGGATTTATTAGCGCAGGGATTCTAGCTCATCAGTTAGAAAAACAAAAAGAGGAAGAAAAACGACTTCAAGAAGAGTATGATACGCAAGTGATTAGAACTTGTAATGAATTGCTTGAAATGGGTCGTGAGATTGAAAGAGAACAAATCCGCAAAAATATCCGTCGGGAGTTCAAGGGCTTCACATTTGACAACGAACCGCCTCAAGGATTGCGACCTGAGCCATTAGCCTTACCAGAACCACGAAGAGCACGCTGTGCAAAGTATTTGGGATAGAGCAAAGGAGATGCTCATGTTTGATTATGACAGAGATATAATGCAGCCACCTGAACCACGAGAAGAACTTGACCCTAGCCAGTACATCTATGTTGGATGTGGACAGTATCGATATGTGGGTGATGAAGTATGATTGAAGAGTTATACGCAGATAATGGCACCTTGCGCTCTGACTATATTCATCTTGGCCGAGAGATGGGGCAGATTATCAATGAACAACAAGACGTTATTTTGAGATTACAAAACGAAAATCGACGCTTAAAGCGTGAAAATTGGAATTTGAAGAAGACGAAAGGTAGAAGAAAATGACTAACGAACTAACACAAAAACAAATTACATCACCAGTTGCAGCGCGCATTGGAGAAATGCAAAACGAGGGACTAATGATTGCTTCAAATTACAGTGTCAGCAATGCACTCAGTTCAGCATATTATGCTCTAAAAAATTCCAGCAGTGGGAATTTGCTCCAGATGTGCACTCAAGATAGTATCTACAATGCACTCCTTGACATGGTAACTCAAGGGCTTAGCCCAGCAAAGACTCAGTGCTATTTTATCCCTTACGGAAATACTGTTAAGTTGACTAGGTCATATTTTGGCACTATGAAAGTTGTTAAGCAATTACCAGAAGTGAAAGATATTTATGCAGAAGTTATCTATGAGGGTGACAAATTCCAAATTAAGAACGAAAACGGTCGGAAAGTTTTTGTTAGCCATGAAACGGATTGGGTTAATGCAGACAATCCAATCGCAGGAGCTTATTGCATTATCGAAAAAGAGGATGGGGAGAAAATCCTGACCGTTATGACCAAAAAAGAAATTGACAAGTCTTGGGCACAAGCAAAAACAAAGAATGTTCAGAATAATTTTCCTCAAGAAATGGCTAAGCGCACAGTTATCAATCGTGCGGCTAAACAGTTCTTTAATACCAGTGATGATAATGACTTATTTATTGATGCTGTGAACCGTACTACAGAAAATGAGTATGATAACGAGCGCCAAGTGAAAGAAGCTGAACCAGTGAGAGAAGAAGTTGAAACATTAGATGACATCTTAAAAGCTCCTAGCACGCCCACAGAGCCCGACAACGTGGTAGATGGAGAATTTACCGAAGAAAGCGAAACACCTCCAAAAACGGCTGAAAAAACGGCAAATCCTGACGAGTTAGCTTCTACCGAATACCCAGCAGATGAAATTCCAGATTTTGACGAAGAAACAGGCGAAGTTTTGGAAGAGATCAGTTTCTTTGAGGGAAACACGACCAACATTAAGGAGTTATAGCCATGATTGAATTAACTCAAGAAAATTACTATGACGATACTAGCTATTTGACCAATTCACGCTTCAAACGTTATCAGCAATGCCAAGCGAAGGCATTTGCTTTGGACAGTGGGCAATGGACTGAGGAGAGAGACGAAACCCCTCTTCTCCTCGGAAATTATGTTCACAGTTACTTTGAAAGTCCAGAAGCACATCAGCAGTTCATGGATGAAAATGGTGACAAGTTACTAGCTAAGACTGGGAAGAACAAAGGAAATCTAAAATCTGACTTTGTGATTGGCGATAAGATGATTGCAAGCTTAAAGGATGACGATGGATTTAATCATTTGTATCACGGTTATCCGTCAGATGAGGTTCAAAAAGAGTTGATTGTCTATGGAGAAATCGAGGGCATACCAGTCAAAGGAAAGCTGGATAGTGTGAATCTAAGCCGTGGTTATTTCGTGGATTTAAAAACCATGAAGTCCATCTACGCTGAAGAATGGAGCGCAGAACTTAAAAAGAAAGTTCCTGCAGCAGTTAACAATATTCTTAACTTTGGATATCATGGACAGCTTGGTCTATATCGTGAATTGCTGAAACAAATGACTGGGAATGATTTTAGACCTTACATTGTAGCAGTCAGCAAGGAAAACGTTCCAGATCGTGACATTTTGAAAATCGATGATGAATGGCTTGAAGAAGGTTTAGACAAAATCAAGTCTGAAATTGTCGAAGTTTGGGATGTTATCCAAGGTCAGAAAGAACCTAAAAAATGTAGTCATTGCGATTATTGCAGAAGCCAGAAAAAGCTGAATGCAGTAGTTAGCTTGAATGACTTGATTGAAAGTGATTATTAAATTAAAAAGCGAGGAAAGAGAATGATTAAAACAGTATTTTTATCATGCGACTACCCATCTGACGAGGCGATTGATGATCAAATAAATAGCTGGTTTGAAGAGAATCCAGACATTGAGTTGATTGACATCAAATTTCAATCAAACGTGTCTGCCGTTGCTGACAGTGGAGTCAGCGCTGAATATTGGCATTCGTCAGCATTGATTATTTATAGAGAACCTGAAAAATCAAGGTTAGGAATAGAATTTGGAGAAGAAGATGATTTTTGATTTTATTAAAGAGGTCGGCATGGCGCTGGTTTGGCTTCTGTTAGGCTATTTTATCGGAGAAAGCAACGCCAGAAAAGATAAAAAATAACCAAAACCAACCGTTTCCATTTTGGAAACAACTCAAAAACCAACAAGCCGTGCATTCTTGTAAAACTGCGAACTAGAAAGCGTCAAAAACGGTCATGTGACCTTGGACGAGCGACTGCCCGTATTTAGCCAATTCTCACAAAGGCAGTCGCATTTTTTGGAGAAAATTAATGAATTATAAAATCGATATAGCAGGAACGAGTATTGCACTCGAAATAGTAGATGAAAACATCACGATCACAAATAAAATTGAATATGATATGCAGATGCATTTCAGAAATACGGACGCAGATGCTTCTCTCGACACAAGTGGCGACGTGTTCGAGCCTCTCTATTGGCTAGACATCAGGGTAACACCGAAAACGCCGACAGAGTATCATACAAGCCTTGGAGTCAAGAGAGAAAAACGCCACTTGGCCGAACTTCAGAAGTTCTTTGAGTTTATTGAGAATAATAAACGAAACCTATTTGATCTCTGTGGATTCAAGGGAGAACTGCAATGAAATCTCTGACATTATCGTTGGACATTTCAACTACTGCGACAGGCTGGGCCGTATTTCACGGCTCCGACCTTGTCCAGAGTGGTGTCTTAAAACATAAAAGCAAGTCATTCTTTGAGCGTGGGCGGTTCATGGCTAGCGAACTGCGAGCGATTCAATCGAGAGCACTCCAGAAACACGACTGTCATTTTGAATCAATTGTGGTCGAGAAGAACTCAGTCATGGGGCCAAATCAGCAGTCTATGATTAGCATCGGAATTGTGACAGGTATCATTCTTGGTCGACTGATTGCTGACAATGTGTACTTTGTGAACGTGTCGACCTGGCGCAAGTATTGGAAGTTTAGTTACAAAGACCGAAGTAAGAAATCAATGAAGCTGCAGGCTATTGCTAAAGTGTCCGATGAATTCAACCTAAACGTCAAAGATGACGAGGCAGATGCAATCCTGATTGGTTCGTATTTTGTAAGCCATGGCCACGAATTTGGAGACCTGGAAAGTCACAAGGTGAGTTAAGGAGTTGGAAGATGAAGCTTGAAAACTTAAACAAAGCTAGAGATATCAATCAACTGATTAAAGAGTACAAATATTTCTTAGAAGTTAAATGAAAGTGCTGGGGTAATCTAAGGATTACAAGGCTAGAGATTAATTATTTTCTTCGTACGGCTTATGGATTTCTTTCAAAAGAAATCAAAGCAGATGAGATATTGTCTGGTCTAATCACAGAAACCATCCAGAATCGAATCGAAATGCTAAAGCAAGAACTTGTTGAATTAGGAGTAGAAATAAAGGAGTTAGAAGATGAATAAGCAGGAATTGATTGAGAAGTATAAAGAGTTATATGAAAATGTATTTGATTTTGGAGTAAAATTAGCTTGTCAGCTAATGTTACAAGACTTGGAACAACTAGACGAACCGCAACCAGTCAAAGTAAAGCAATTTGTGGCGGATTGGTATGAGAAGAAAAAACATGATTTAAACCATTATATTTGGGATTACATCTATAATTGGAATCATCAAGAGGAATCGGAATTTAAAAGATGGATGAACTGTTCAATAACCTCGTTTCAAACCCTCGTCAATATGCACCAATTCGGCTATGAAGTCGAGGAAGAGAAGCGGTATTTTGTGAAGGCGAAGTCGATTGGAGACCATAATAATTATTTGAAATACAACACGAACCAAAAACATTGGTATTTCGGTTCTCGCTTTATCTATGTGAATGATGTGGATACAAAAATACACCACACCCGCAAAGAACTTGAAGAAGCCAACTTTGGCTGGGTTTTCAATTGTGAAGGTATTGAGATTGAGGAGGTGGAAGAATAATGCCAAATTGGGCCAAAGGATCTCTTAAATTAAGAGGAAGAAGCGAAAATATTGCATCAGCATTAAAACAAATGCTATTAAATGACACTGTGACGCTAGAAGATAAATGGGATGGCACTCTGCTTAAATTCAATAACACAGCTCTATATTTTTACATTAATGAAACAAGACGAGCGTTTATTGAACAAGAACAAATAGAAGTTTGGTTTGAAGAAAAATTTTGTATTGTCGAACTGGATAATTTCAAGCAAGCGTGGAGTGCTATTCCAGAAAATTATCAAGAAATTTCAAGTGAGTTTGATGTTGATATTAAAATTTTTACGTTTGAGTGTGGCATGGAATTCACGCAGGAAATTGAAATTTCCAAAGGTGAAATTATCAAAAACGTTTGTTATGAATATGATGATTATCAGTGGGAAGTTCCATTTAGCAATTTAGGAGGTTGAGGGATGATAATATCATCTGAAGAATGGTTAAAATTTATAAAAAATGGACAAAAATATACCTTGGAGAAAATTGAAGAAATTTTTCCAAATGAAAACGAGGAAGTGGAGTGATGAAACGATTTATAGCTATCTGGATTCTTCTATCTGCTGGACTAAACATCTGGCAGAGTATCCATATTAAAAAATTAGAAGAGAAGAAGCCCATGGTTATCTATAAGGCAGATAACGCAGGCGCTGAGATATTCGGTAAGGTCGTCGAGAAAGGACGACATGGGAAGCTATACACGCTTACTATTCGTGACTACGGAGTGTTCGTGGTCACTAAAGAGCAGTGGGATAAGGTGAAAGTTGGGGATGAGGTGATGTTGTGAAATTATTTCTTCACGAAGATTGTATGGACGTCATGAAAAAATATCCTGATAATTATTTTGATTTAGCTATTGTAGACCCACCGTATTTTTCCGGGCCGGAAAAAAGAAAATACTATGGTCGAAAAGTCAGCCCAATAGGTGTAAGCAGGCTGTATGGCAAAACATCAGAGTGGCAAATTCCAAATAGAGATTACTTTGATGAGTTATTTAGAGTTTCAAAAAATCAAATTATTTGGGGTGTGAACTACTTCAACTATTCTTTTGGTTCTGGCCGTATCGTTTGGGATAAAGTTAATGGACAGTCCAGTTTCTCGGATTGTGAGATAGCATACTGCAGCTTACATGATAGTACTCGGTTATTTCGCTATATGTGGAATGGTATGATGCAAGGGAAATCAATCTCTGAAGGTTATATACAACAAGGAAATAAGGCCTTAAACGAGGTTAGAATCCATCCGACACAAAAACCGATCAATCTTTATCTTTGGTTACTTCAAACTTACGCAAAAGACGGAGACAAGATTCTTGATACTCATGTTGGTTCAGCAAGTAGCTTGATTGCTTGCCAAGAATTAGGTTTTGAGTATGTAGGTTGCGAGTTAGATAGAGACATCTTTAATCTTGCTAAACAGAGATTAGACGCTTACGAGAAGAAAATAAAATTATTTTAGGAGTTATCATGAACACACTAGAAAATGTAAAACAATGGTTTATTGACCGAGATTTAGAAAACGGTGGACGGCTGGATAAGCAGTCACTAAAACTTAGCGAGGAGTTCGGCGAACTATGCGCAGGTTATCTCAAGAAGAATGAGCAACTGACAAAGGATAGCATTGGAGATTGTGCAGTTGTGATTGTCGGTCTGGCCTTGCTGATTAAGGTAGACGTGCAGGAGATTTTTGATGAATTTTTTAGCGACGGATGCCATGTTATAGAATGTCTGGTCTTTTTGAATAGGACAATCAGCAATATTCAGTTATCAAATGGATTCACGGATAAAGATCTATACATAGTCGATTTAACTCGTTCAATTTATTGGTTAAAATCAATCAGTAAATCGCTAGGTTATAGCTTCGAAGAATGTTTTGAACTGGCATACCAAGAAATCAAAGACCGCAAGGGTCGTTGGATTGATGGCTCGTTCGTCAAAGAGGAGGATTTATAAAATGAAAAAACTAGGAATTATTTTAGGAGCAGTATTTGTAATCGTTGTATCGCCATTTGTGGTTCAGTATGGATGGAATGAGATTATCACAACGATTGTTCCAGTTGGTAAAATTACAGTCTGGCAAGCTTTAGGGATGGATGCCCTACTATCTTTCATCTGGCCTGTGTTATCCAGCAAAAAAGAATCTTATGAAGATTATTCATACGCTGTAAAGAGCAGTATTTCGAAAATCATTACATGTGCATTCTTGATATGGTTAGCTAGCTTGTTTATTTAAGGAGGATTTAACATGACACCAAAATTTAGAGCGTGGGATAAAAAGCGAAACGAAATGAATTACAAAATCATGGTAGGTAATTGTGATCTAAGTGATGGAAACTGGACTTGTCCTATCATTTGGATTGAAGAGAAAAAAGCTTGGTTACATTTTGATGATGATTATGAATGTATCATGCAATCAACAGGACTCAAAGACAAGAACGGCAAGGAAATATTTGAGGGGGATATAGTACAATTTGAAGATTGTTATGAAGTGTCCGATTTTCTGTATATAAACACAGGTATTATAGAATGGTGTCAAGGCGGCTTTCATGTTACCAATAGAGACTCTGTGTTAATGGAAGATTTGCTTGATGGAGACTCATTAGATGTTACAATCTTCGGCAACATCTACGAAAATAAGGAGTTACTAGATGCCTGATGTAGAATGGATTATGGAAAATTGTCATATGATGCGTGATAACGGTTGTTGGGCAGGAGAGAAGCAGATTTCCTATGCTAGCCCAGATGGTCAATACACATATTACATCAACAAGCGGAAAGATGGAACGTATTACTTACATGGAGCATGTAAGCATTATGGAAGAAATTGAGGTGAATAAATGACAGATAACATAAATAACCCAAGCCACTACCAAGGTCGGTATGGTATGGAATCTATCGATGCTCTAAGAAATTTCATGACACCAGAACAGCTGAAAGGCTTTTTATCTTGGAAATGCCTTGAAGTACCAGTTACGGTTCCAAAAGAAAAACGGTCTCGAAGACCTGAAGAAAGCACGAAAGAATCTCGACTGGCTTATCGAGGAGATGGAACATGAGAATTAAAACATTAATGGGAACAATCATCAATGTTGATAGGATAAAGCGCAGTATCACAGTTGAGGGCATTGAATTGGGCTCAGATTGTCGCGCTTTAGTATCTAAACACAAAGATGGTACAGGTACAATAACACTAGTTTTTGATGGGAAAATAATTTAAAAAAGGAGTAAAAACAATGTTTACACAATACAATCATGAAACAGGAAAAACTACACTTACAAAACTTGCTAAGGGCGGTATCATTACAGTTGCAGCTGTTGCTTCACTTGGGATTTTTCGTCTCACAGCTGTGAAACGTATCCCAGCTAATACAGTTGGAGTTAAAGTTAGCGCAATTGGAGGTGTGCAAGAAAATACCCTGCAAACAGGATATCATCTAAAAATGCCATTTATTGACAAAGTCTACACCTTATCTACATCTGTTCAAACAAAAACAATGGAGAAAATCACGACTCAGACTAAAGATGGTCAGTGGCTCAACACCAATATTGATGTGAAATATCGTGTCAATAAGGAAAAGGCTATGACGGTCTTCTCTAATTACACAGACTTAGAAAACGTGAATAATAGTGTAGTATCTCCTGCTGTTCAGCGTGCTATTGAATCTGTAACAGGAAATTACGATATTTATGATATTCTCGGTGACAAGCGTACTGAAGTTTATGAGGCAATTGATAAAGCTCTTAAAGAAAAATTTGAGTCTTACGATTTGGAGTTTGTATCCTTTACCATTACAGACCAAGACGCAGGCGATGAGATTGAAGCAGCGATCAAAAATGAATCGGTCAAACAAAAGGAAATCGATACAGCTAAGCAGGAACAAGAAAAAGCAAAAGTTGAAGCTGATACCAAGAAAGTTCAAGCTCAAGCAGAAGCAGACGCAGGCATCATCAAAG